AATGCCGTGTCCGTCTCAGCGGCAAGCGCAAGTTGCACCTGCTTGATTCGTACAATCCCGAAAGCCGTGTCTAGTTCCTGCGCCTGTCCAACGGGCACGAGAATCGGGCCAGCCGGATTGACGGCCATAGCCTCGTCGATCTCGATCGCCATGCCAACCTGCACCCGCTTCTGAGCCGAGACACTAAACGCAGTGTCCGTCTCCTGTGCTTGACCGACCTGCCTCTCGTGCCGAGCAGTTACAGCGAACGCTGTGTCGGTCTCCTGGGCCTGTCCGGTTTGGGCATCGTGTCTCGGGGTGACAGTCTGCGCCGTGTCGGTCTCTGTTGCTTGGCCTGCCGGAACGTCTCTACGGGCAGAGACAGAAAACGCCGTGTCTGCTTCTTGAGCCTGGCCGATTTGAACGTCATGCCGAGGAGTGACTGTCTGCGCGGTATCTGCTTCAGCTGCCTGGCCAAGTTGCACCTCGTGTCTCGGAATGACTGACTGGGCGGTATCGGCCTCAAGTGCCTGTCCAGTTGGCACCAAGATCGGGCCAGAAGGAGTTACGGAGAAAGCGGTGTCTGTCTCTACTGCCAGGCCAACCTGCACCTCGTGTCGTGCAGTGATCGGTTGGGCGGTATCGGTCTCCTGAGCAAGCCCTGTTTGTACATTGTGGCGCGGAGTTACGGTTTGCGCTGTATCAGTTTCCTGCGCTTGCCCCTGCTGAACATCGTGACGAGGAGCGATGCTCTGAGCGGTATCGGTCTCTTCCGCCTGAACGACGTTGATGCTCTGACCACCCGCGCTGGGAAGGAGGGGCTGCCACCACCAACTGCTCATCTACACCACCGTCCTCAGGGACCAGTTCCACTGAAGATCAGCACCCGCGATCTTCTTGCCTGAGAAGTCCCAACCGTGCAGAAGGGTGAGCAGCGGAGTCACCATTAGTGTTCCGGCGACCTTCCAGTGTGCAGGCCTTGCGAGAATCTCCTTCAGCTGTGCTCCCGCCGAGTACACCTTCTCGTACCTCGCGAACTCGTATACGTCAGCAATCGCCATGACCGCGTTGTTCTCTAGCCACAACTGCACGAGAGCGTCTGATGTATCCGTAGCGATGGTGGACGAGTCATTGACGAAAGAATGTTCTGTCGTAGTGATTGTCTGGTCGAACTGCTTGTACTCGGAGATCGTCGGTGTGAGCTGCCGGATGCTCCAGAAGATCGACTGGTCTGCTCCCGCGATCTTTTGGAGAGTGAAGTCCCAGCCATGCATGAGTATGAACGGAGGAGAGACGTATGTTCCCCCTCCTCCCCCTTGCAGTCCTGCAAGCCTGGCGACAGGATGCTTGCGCCTGGTCCCGCCCGAGAACACCTTCTCGTGCACCGCGAAATCAAACACGTCAAGTGCATCGAGCGGAGAGAGGTGAAGAAGAACCTGATACAGCCCATCAGTGGTTTGGTTTGCGATCGTCGTTGAGTCATTGGTGAGAGAGTACTCGGTAGTCGAGACTGACGCATCGGCTTGGAAGAGTTCGGTGAAAGCCATCGGCTACCAGACTCCATGAGCGATAGCCGAACACCCTGATACCGGCGTACCACTGGAAGATGCCCGAGCATAGATCCCGACACCGCTGGGGACTTCCCGCCAGTAGTTCATGTATGTGCGGGGTCCTGAAAGTCCTTCCTGGGTTCCGGCCTGATACTGCTCGTCTGAGATGATGATGTCCTTGTTGGTGGCATCACCAGCGGCCAGGTCGACCCAGTAGGCAAGGTTCGTTATTGTCCCGTTATTGATGCCAAAGCCGACCTGCCACCACATGTATTGCTTAGCCGTGTTCGATCCCATCTGCACGTACGTTCCGGCGGCACCAGAGGTGCCTGGTGTGATCGTGGTGCCACGAGAGCTTCCCGTAACTTCCCCGAAGGAGTCTACGCCATGTCCGTATGCGAGCAACTCTCTACGGGCAACTCCCCCGAACAGCTTGATGAAGACTCGGGCTGTTCCTACTGTTGCGTTGTTGACACTGCATGTAGCGGCGATTGCTGTTCCCGCTGGGATAAAGACCGGGAAGTAGTAGTCCACGCATCCAGCAGCAACCGTCGTAGCTGTCGACTGGGCGCAGGAAGCAGACAGATGAGAAATGAAGTCTACGAACGTTGTACCACCAGCGGTATCAATCCCGATCTTGAAGATCGCATCCTTGGCAGTAGTAGACACGTTGATCCCTGTTACACGGATGAAGATTCCGAAGCAGTCTTCAGTAACAGACGCATCAGAGAGGATCTCCGCATATGCCGGGTATGTGTTGTTCCCCGGCGTGATCGATGTACCCGGAGTTAGGGAGGGAGCATCCTGATTTGAAGCAACAAATCGAAAGCCGCCATCACTCATCGTCCAGAGCATGTTGGCCATGCGAGGATTCTCGCGAGCTAGATCCAGATAGTTCCGGACCCGTTCCTCTGCGCAACGACGCTCAACTCTTGCCCTCCAGGCGTTGCGATCGCTCCACGCAGGAACAGAGGCGTCACCCTCTGGCTTACCGCTGATGTTGTTGAGAAGAATTCCTCGCATGTCAGACGGCAGTGAGCACCGACACGATTGGCTGGTCGGTGCTCACTGCTTGCTTCTCATGCCGCTCGGGCGAACCCAGCCGCGTTGATGACTGCGACGAGGTCGTTCCCGTCTGTCGTTGCCGTGAAGTCGTGGTACGAGATGGGCCTGATGTTGGAGTCGGTTCCGGCACCAGTGTCCATGTCGATGCAGACGAGGAACTTGCCGAGGTTGTTGTTGGTCGCGCCACCGGCGGCTGTCCAGGTCTGGTCGGGGATATCGACGTCACGTCGGTTGTTCGTGTCATCGGGTGTTGCGATCGCTGACAGTTCTGTATCCGTCAGCACCTTCCGCGCGTAGTTGGTGAAGTCCGCCTCGTCGTTCGCTGCCGCCAGCAACGCGGCGAGGTCGTCGTGGTTGTTCAAGGTGTCGTCGGCTTCGAGGCCGGTCGCCTTGAGCAAAACGATGACCAGAGCGGAGGCGGCGGGATCGTTTCCGTCGACGCGGATGTAGTCCTCGACGAAGCGTCCCTTGGAGATGTTGAAGATCCCGTTGGCCATTCAGTCTCCTTCGCCTCAGAGGGGCTGACTCAGAGCCAGCCCCTCTTCAGCATTGGGAAGCGTTAGCTCCCGCCTCCGCCTGGCTCTTCGCCCTCGGTCATGAGCCTCTCCAGAGCGGTCAGGACGCCCTTGCGCGGATCGTTGTTCGACGCCAGTCCTTCTGCGTCGAGAACCTTCTCCGCGTAGTCCTTCCTGCCGCCTGCGAGAGCGATCGTCTCGGGGACGTTGAGGTTGTTCTTCTCGATGTGATCGGCGATCTCCTCGTCCGACGCCGAACCGACGTCGATCGCGGGACCACCCTCGGACTCGGACTCGCCTCCGGTGCCCGCCGGTGCCAAGATCGCACGGCGAGCCTCCTCCTCGGGCGTGAAGGCAGCAACCATCGGGCCTGCGGCCAGCTGTTCCCAGTCCGGCCCCCGATATTTGCCCTCCTTGATCTGCTTGATCTCCTTGTCCGAGTAGAACGCGCCGAGCTTCTCTCCGCGAGCTAGGTCTTCCTCTCGCTCGATGTCGACGGTGTCGCCGAAGTATGCCTGCTGTTCCGCAAGCATCATCGGTCCGCCCACCATGCCCGGTGCCGGGACTTCCAGGTAGTAGTGGAAGGCCCGGAACTTGATCATCTTCTTCATGTTCCGATTTGCTCCCTTCCGCCTACGTCTGGAGGCCCGTGAACTTCAGGACGGCGAACGGGTTGTTGGCGTACATGACGGGGCGGACCGAGGACTGAACCCAGGTCTGCTCCTTCCCGTTCGGGTCCCGCCAGGACTCGGTGGACAGAGCCTTCTCGATGCGCATCTCGCCGACCTGTCCTTCTGCCAGCGCGTAGGCGGTGCCGGCAGCGACACGGTTGGTGACGAAGATGTCGATGTCGAACGAGTCGAGCAGAGCAGCGAGCTTGTCGCCGTAGATGCCCTCCAAGTCGAACATCTGCTGCGGATTGAGGATCCACAGGTTGTAGTCGATGCCGAGTTCTTCCTGCTCGGCCAGCAGGTCCGCTCTCGCGAAGTCACGAGCCGGGTACGCCGTGAAGTTCGACGGCGTGCCACCGGCGGTGACGACGGTCGACCAGTTGTTCCCAGCGACGGACCGCGAGTTGGCCGTGATGGCCGCCTCGAGAATCTCGACGCCACGCTGGTTGATCTTGCGGACGATGGTGTTGCTGAGCTGCCGGAGCGCGTTCGTGAACTGCGTCACGTCGTTCCGGTCACGTGCCTCGTCCGTGAAGTAGAACTTGCCGCCCCACTTCTCGACTTCGGCGGTGCGCGGTGCGCGGCGGCTGAAGGCAACGACCGGGAACTCTGTCCCAGGCGCAACCCTCTGCACGTCACGATCCGCGTACAGATCGATGGCGACGTCGTCGTAGACAACTGCGCCACCTGTCACGCCTCCGGCAGACGTGAATGCGCGGTCCACGAAGAACCGCTGGACCGTGAGGTCCATGATGACCGGAGTGACGACCCTCGTGGGCTGCTTCAGAGCCAGGTCCACGGTGAAGTTGGTGCCCGAAATGGTCGGAGGACCAAGTGGGTTGGCAACTGCACCGGGGAATGGCGCTGCCGCAACATCCGGAGGGCCTGCGGGCTGGAACCGCGCCGCCGAGTAACCGAAAGCCGATCTGATGCCCATGCGCTCCATCTCCATGCGCAGGATCTCGGGGTCGGCCTGGCCAACTGCGACGAGCTCTGCCAGCGTCGGCATCTCGATATGCACGCGCTGGCTGTGATGTTCCTTGAGCATTTCCCTCCTCCCTCTATGCCGTCACGAACGGGACAGGAGCGTAGAGCTCGACCACAACTTCGAGGTCGGCTCCGGCCGTCGAACTGTGCGAGCGCCCGACACGAACGCCGGGTGCTGCCAAGTTGATGACACGCCCCACGCTGTCGACTTCCAGGTCGACGCCAGCGGTGACAGCAGCCCCGGACATGACCGGAAGCATGACGTGTGCACCACGAATGACCTGGCCCTTCCCAGCGATGCCGACATCCCAGCCGACAACGCCTCCGACTTCGCCCCCAGCGGCAGGCACGCCTGCTGTCTGGATGTTGCCTCCTGTCGCCGCCGCGTCGAGTGCAAGCGGAGACGACTGGAACGTGGTCAGAGGCCCACAGAACCTCTTGCCCTGAACAGCAGCGGCAAAGTGAACCGTGAGCTTCTGGCAGTACGCTCCTTCGTAGATCGGGATGCACTCGTTAGCGGGCATTGAGTACACCACCCCTACGGAGCGAGCCATCCGTCTGGATCCTGCCCCTCAGAGCCATGCCAGCCTCGACAGCCATGTCACGCTGGCGACGCTTCTGGATCTCGGGGAAGTACGGCAGAAGGATGTCCA